CGATGAAGACTATGAAGACGAAGACGATGAGTATGAAGACGAGTTACCAGACTATAAAAACTATGGTTATGTAGACGATGAAGATGAAGACTACGATGACGATGACTACGATGAAGATGAAGATGACGACAATGAAGATGACGATGAATATGATAATGATGACGATGACGATGAATATGAAAACTATGATGACGATGATGATGATGATGATGATTATGAAGACTATGATGATGACGACGATGACGACGACGATAATGATGACGATGACGATGATGATGATGATGATGATGATGAATACGATGATTATGACGATGAAGACGAAGATGACGACGACGACTACGATGATTATGACGATGAAGAGGATGAAGACGAAGACGAAAAGTATGAGTTCGACGAAGATGAAAGCTGATTTGGTGAAATAAACCAAATGTATTAGGTTAAATCACTATATACTATAGACAAATATGCACTTATAGGATGTAAGTGCGTTATGAACAAGGAGGTTCATGAAATCTTTATTAGTACTTCTTCTTTTGGGTTCTTGGTTTCTACCACAAGCTATTCCTCAAGGAGTTGAACACGTAGTTTTTGAGGAAGATGGGACGATGGTCCCAATTCCCATAGAAGATAGGGTCTTCAATGAAACGGGCATACAATGTGTTTGGGCCTCAGTTGAATGTTTAGGAAGGTATGCTAATGAGCCTAAATTGATTGGGCTTACAAGCCACCCCGACTGCAAAAGCTATGCTAGTCCTTCTTCTTTAGCTGCTAAGCTTAAAAAGCTCGGAGTTACATTCGAACAAACCACCAACAGATCAGATAAAAGTCTGATAATAAAATCAGTAGTTAAAGATAGGAGGGGTTGTTTATTTGCTATACCTGGACATGCTATGACTTTGGTTCATTATGATGAACAAGCAGGTCTAGTTAAATACATAAACAATAGCGATAAAGCTTTAAAGATAAGAACGTGGACGATGAAAGAATTTAATCAAAGATGGGACGGATGGATATGCGTTGTGTACCCTGATGTCGATTTGATATATAAAAAGTACACTCACTTTTACCCTATACCAATTGTTGATAAGAACTCACCACAGGGCACATACGATAAGCAATATATTTTACTTCCCTAAACTTCTTTTGTTCTTTTTATTTTTTTTGGTTATAGGTAAATCGTCGCCGTAGGTCGGAAAAGCCCCAGGCTTCTCTAGCCTACGGTTTAGCATTTCCCCACCATCTCCTTCTTCTTCGGCGGAAGACGGAGAAATAGCAGAGCCCCCAAAATTCTCAAGTTTTTTAAGCCACTCAACAAAGGATTTCATCTTAAATGTATATATAAGTTATCAAGACTTTATTCTTGTCAAGGAGGAATATGAAGGAATTGATTTATAGCAGAGTAGAAATAGTGCTTATGTTGATTAGCTCCATGCTAGCTTTTATCGCTGCTCAGGTTTCTTTCACAAACAACCAGATTAGAACCATCACGCCATTCTATATGGATGTTAAAAGCGACTACTCAGGCGAGTCAGAGCAAGACAACAACCTAACAGGAAACTCTGGTATATCTCAAGACTACTATACAAAGCAAGTGCGTCAGTTTTTAAGCAATAAAGATTCTTCTGACTGATCTTGTCTTTTTTTTGTTAGCAGATAGTGGTACTTTTCATAGCAAGACTCGGCCTCAGACAAATATTCTTTAGGAACTGTTTCTGCCTTAAAACCCGTTTTGAAGTAATCTAGTTGTTTTTGACTCATTTGAATCTTTATTTCTAGAAACTCTTCTAACTCCTTTGTGGTGTCCTCTGCCAGTGATTCGAATTTTAAAAATATAGATTTTTGAGCGATTTTTGAAATCTGATATATTCTATTTAATCTGTATTGGTAATACCTCAAAGCAAACACAGCATCTATTCTTTTAAAATGAATTATAGATTCTAATGTCTCTTTCGGTCTTCTTATAAAGTTAATCAATATCAGCTTTGTGTAGTCAATTTTTGTTGAAAGAAGGTGATTAAATAACACCTCATCGACATAAAAGGATTTTTTTGATTTAGACTTGTGCTTTATCCTTGACGTGTTGTATAGGTCTGAATTGCTTGTATAAAGTCTCTCTCCTAAATGTTTGCATCCTTGTATGTGCAAATTATTTGTTAAAGACCAGTAAAGGCCACTGCTACCAGAGCACATGTGTGTGTTTATTAGTATTATTTTTTTCATTGTACAAAAATTGTGCTAATCTTCTACTATAAATATAGAATATTGTGCTCTAAAAGGGAAAAGGTAGCTTAAATGCCTGCATGGTCTGATTTTTTTAAGTTGTTCACATACGCGAGCGAACAAGATCCTTTATCTAAGGCGAAAGACCCCACACAGCTTCAAGGAGCTGGAATAACGCAGCCTGATGCTCTAGGGGTCGATTTCGCAGGAGCAAGTTCTGGAATTAGTCCCAACTTAAGAGAATCTACCGACTTAATCGACACCACATCGCTGACTAATCGAGCTATGAGGTATAAAGAATATGAACGTCTAAGAAACGTACCAGAGATAGAAATGGCCATGACAGTTTTTTCTGACGAGGCCTGTGTCACAGGAGACACAAAAGTAGCCACTCCTTTTGGATTCATTCCTATAAAAGAATTATCAGAAACTAAAGGAGAAGAGAGGTTTTTAGTATATTGTTATGATTTCGAAAAAAAGGACTACACATTAGGCTGGGCTTTTTCTCCTAGACTTGTCAAAGAGTCAGAAACCGTGACTATCGTGTTAGACGATGGTTCCACTTTAAATTGTACAAGCGATCATAGGGTTCTTAAAAGAGATGGATCCTGGTGTGCCGCTGGCGATTTAGTAGAGCACGATGAATTGATGCCGTTCTACAGAAAACCAGCAAATGTTAGGCTCACGCAACTAAAACAAAAGCAACATCCTAGAATATTCACTTTTAACAAAGGGTGGATTCATGAAAGACAGTTTGTAGAAGATTGGAAATCTGGAAAAACCGATCCAAAGATTGCATTGATGAACAAAGCAATGAAAATGATCGGAGCAGGAATTTCTGTTAGAAAGATTGAGACACTAACAGAAAGAGACTGGCATACAATCGAGAATTGGATGCACACAGAGGGATTTTCTCACAAAGAAACTAAGCAGCTTTATAAACAAAGCGACAAAAGAATAGTAATAGGAATTCATAAAAATGAAACTAAACGTCCTGTCTATGATTTGTCAGTAGAAAGACACCAGTGTTTTGCCACAGACAGTCTCATAGTTCATAACTGTCAAAAAGATGAGACTGGTAGCGTAGTAAAGGTGATTACTGCGAATGAAGAAGTAAAGCAAGAAGTAGAGTTTCTTCTCCTTCATAGGAAAATGATTAATTTGAATAGAAATGCTTGGAGTCTATTTAAGAGCTTATGTATTTTTGGCGACCTTTTTTTAGAGATTGTAATCAACCCAGATAATCCTAAAGAGGGCATTTACAAGACCGTGCCACTCCCACCAGAAACAATGTACAGAATTGAAACGGTGAAAGGCAAGCTAATAGAATTTCAACAGTCTAAAGAGGGCCCAGATTATCAAGCGATAATAAGAGGGCCAGCACATGATCTAGATGCCAAGGAAGCTCAGGGTACCGCTATTCGTTTTTCTGCTGCTCAAATAATTCACATGAGAATAGGAGACGATAGAAAGACTTTTTATCCTTACGGCCAATCTTTAATTGAACCAGCTAGAGGGCCGGCCCATAGCCTTAGGCTGTTAGAAGATGCTATGGTTATATACAGACTTACTAGAGCTCCCGAGAGAAGAGTTTTTTATATAGACGTAGGGCAGCTCCCTCCGTTTAAGGCAGAAGCATTTTTAGACAGGATAAAAGATCAGTTCAGAAAGCGTAAGGTAGCAAGCAATAGAAACACAGGAGCTAACCAGGTTGATGAAAGATGGCAGCCCCCAGCTCAGGATGAAGACTTTTGGTTGCCAACTCGCCCCAATAGCAACACAAGAATAGAAACTCTCCCTGGGGCTGAAAACCTAGGCGAAATAGACGATGCAATTTATTTTAGAAATAAGTTGTTAACCGCCTTAAACTTTCCTAAAAATTATTTCAACAATGAAGATCCTAATACAACTAGGATATCGCTGTCTGCACAAGATGTTAAGTTTGCAAGGATGATAGAGAGGCTGCAAAGCAATTTTGAAGACGGTATTCTAGAGTTAGCAGAAAGACACTTGAAGTTAAGAGGCTTCCCAGAAAGTACTTTTCAAGATTTAAAAATAAGGATGACTGCTCCAAGCGATTGGAGAGAGCTTTCAAGGTCTGAAGTTGTTACTGCTCGTTATGGTAATGCTGGAACTTTAAAAAGCAGTCAACTTATGTCTGACTTCGATATCATGACAAAAATTCTCAAGTATGGGGAGGAAGAAACTGCCGAAATGCTCGCTAGACTAAAGCTCCAAAAGCTTGAAGACCTTAAACTACAAGTTTTAGCACAAAACCCGCAGCTACTTGGTGTGGGAATACCCGGACAAGACAAGCAAGGACAAGAAGTCGGAGCAGGCCCAGAAGGTCCAAACAATATGATCAATCCAGATAATTCCAGTGAGAGTGGCACTGAATCTATGAACCAAGGGCAGGGTCAGGAGCAATCGCCAGAAGAGTCTGGCTCACCCGACCAAAACATGCAGGGACTAGATCAATCGGCACAACCAATGCCTTTAGAGGATCCTACTGAAGATGATATCAAAAAATACGATTTAGAGCTCCAAGGATATGAATCTGAGCAAGATGTTGAAGACATAGACTATAGCGTAGGTGAAGGTTGATAAACTCTTTTCCTAAAATTGCTATAAATAATAAATTAGCTTTAGAGCAATCTAAAAAAGTTGGTTGCTATTGCTGTTGTAAAATATTCGAAACTTGCGAAGTAAAAGCTTTTACCGATAATGGCCGTACTGGAATTTGCCCTTTTTGCTCTGCGGACTGCCTTGTAGGAGACTCATCTATAGTTTTAGATGAGCCGTTGTTAAAAAAGGCAAAACAGTTTTGGTTTGGAGATTAAAATGCTATATGATGACGAGGGCTTTAGGCACCTTCAAGAGTGGATGAACAATTTAAAGTCAGACAACGATTCAAAATATAAGCTAGTTTTAGATAAACTTAATAAAGATTCTATAGGCTTTCTGGAATATGCTTTCTTGTGCGGCTTTGAAGCCGGTTATAGCCGTAAAAACGAAGAAAACTGGGACTCATGGAATCAAAAATAATCACATAGCGTCAGCTGAGTTGTTGGCAATAACATCGGAGTTTCCTGAGTCTAAGTCTCCTAGACCTTTGGTTATAGATCTTCCTATCTTTTGGCCTGCTCTTCTTGCTCCTGGAATTGTTTCTTTTAGGCTTTCTATGTCATGTTGTGACAAAATGTCATCTACTTGATCTTTCACTTCTGGTATTGAGTTTATTATGTTTTTAAGCCAACTTACTGCTACATTTGGCTTGGATCCAAGTACGAGTTCAAAAGCTTCAATCACTGCGTCAAAAGCAGCTTGAGACTTTGCGTCCAAGTTTAAAGAACTTGATCCGCCAAGCATTTGTTTGCCCATATTAAGGGCTGAAACTTCCTTGAGCTTTATGTAATCCGTAAATTTTTTCATTTTAACTCTCCTATTTTTAGCTTCTGGTGCATATCTATATATCAGAGATTTCAAAATATTGAGTTGTAAAAATTTTTTGGGATTTTAATATATAACTCATTAGGACTAATAAAACAAAACACAGGGAGTCAATTGACCTATGAAAAGAAAACTAATCAGCTTTGATGTCTTCAAGAAAATAGAAGGCCAATCATTAACAAACGCCGAAAGAGAATTAGCAGAGGCACAGGATCTCTTGGCGGAAGTTCTAGGTTTAGAATTCCTAGAGCTCTATACATTCGGAGAGTCAGATGTAACTTATGAAACTCCCGATGGAACTTACATACACGCTACCTACACAATTAAAGACGACAATATAATTTTAGAAAATATAGAGCAACTAGTAGTAGATGAAAAAGGTGAAAAAAGAAGCTCCCGTGAACTAGTTGAGAAAATGGTCGAGTCAATAATTGACGGAAAAGAACTAGAAGCGACCGAAAAGTTCGAACAATACATGAATTCTTCTTATGTCAAGAGAGCCTTAACAGAAGCAACGTGGAAATTCACGGCATCAAAACCAACTGGAAAGAGAAGCAAACTAGCCCACAGACGTAGAAATAGATCCGCTGTTGCAAAGGGCGTAAGATCCAGACTAAGAACTTTAAGATCACTATCGCCAAGCCAAAAGAGACAAAACGCACTAAGAGCCGCCAGACTTAAGAAAAAACTAGGATCTACAACCAACAAGCGTGCCCGAGTTTACGCTAGAAAAGTTAAAAAGCAGCTTAAGGAATGGTCAAACCTTTGCGAGAATGTACTAGGATACCTAGATTATAAAGAATTCGGCCCAGCAGCAAAAGAAACTTTAGTTAGAAAAGATGAAAATGGTAATGTCTCATCTGTTGCTATGCCAACGCTCCAAAGAAGAAACGAAGGCAAGATTCTTTCATTCAACTGGAAGACTCTTGATACCGACGTTAAAGTTCTTCGTGGAAAAATGAAGGACCTTAAGGAAGACGCAAATTTCGCAAGAGCTATGGCTGATCTCAAGAGATACAACAATGTATCGGACAACCAATCACTAGAAGAGACTCTAGAAGCAATAGTAGCTCGTTGGCCCGACATAGTATACGTAACAGAATCAGAATTAGCATCACAAATATCACAAGCACTCGAAGTTGCAAATGTAAAGAATTTTGATGATCAAATTTGCTCATTCATGGCAGAAGCTATTTTAAGAACCGCCCATCACGTATACACAGATAAGGTTCAAAAGGTAGCAGATCTTGCTGGCACAACTGAGGACATTACTTCAGAATGCAAGGATTGTGAAGATGCTTATGAATCTTTCAAGCAAGTTGCTGAATCTTTATATTCTAGCTTAGACGAATCTGAATCAACTGATCTAAGAGTTTTTTCTGACTTGCTAAGGGCTCTTCGTGAGGTTCATGATTTGGCCACAGAAACCCAAGAGCAAGAAATAGTACAAGACGTAGAAGAGCTAATGGGCCAGTGCATAGCAGTTTTAAATAAAGAAGTACAGCCTGATGATAGCATAGCTGAAGAAGTTGCAGAGTATATTAACAGCCTTGTTGAAGCTAACGTAGAAGGTTCCTCACAAGACTGGGATGTTGTTACTGCACCTCATCACACCGTGGTAGGAGACCACCCTGTTTTGAGCAAGAACGCTAAGGTTGATGGTGCTCCTTCCAAACACCCAGGAGACTGGAAGAGTCCAGCTCCAGTAAGCGATGGAAAGAGTTACGATGGAAGTCTAGATGACGAGATGCAAAACAACGGTTGGAGCAACATCTCCAACGCCAGCACCTGGCCAGAATTAGACAATCCATACATTCTTAAGTCCGGTGACTTTAAGATGAGGGAGAAATCTGTTGTAGACGACAACGATTTGTTGGCCCAAGATCAGTCAGATGATACTTGGCCTAACCTAAGCAACCCCTATTCTCCTAAGGCAACAAACCCCAAAGATGTTGAGTAATAGGAGGTTTAATGGAAACAAAACAAATTTTATTTGTAGACAGCTGTGAAGATTCTGGATTTACTTTAAATCTTAATGAGTCCACTGATACTGGGCTAACGAGATTCAGAGGCAAATTTCAAGAAGCTGATGCTGTTAACAAGAACAAAAGAAGATATCCTTATGGTGTTCTAGATGAAAACGTTAAAAAGTTAAAACCTATCATCGAAGCCAGGGGTTTAGTTGGAGAACTAGACCACCCAGCAGACAGCATAATACATTTTGAAAAATGCTCTCACATAATTACTAAGTTATGGTGGGAAGGTAATAGTCTCATGGGAGAAGGCGAAATCCTAAACACACCTCATGGCAAAATATTAAAAAGCTTGCTCAACGATGGTGTAAGAATAGGAATCAGCAGCCGTGGCGTAGGCAACGGCCGTAACGACGAGAATGGAATCTTGGTAATTGGAGAAAGCTACAAATTGATAACGTTCGATGCCGTAGCAGATCCAAGTACTCACTCCGCTTTCCAGGAGAAAGTGGTAGGAAGAAAAGAAAGCTACGACCCAAAAAGCACAAGAACAACAAATACAGAAAATGATTCTGTAAAAAACGATGTTAGCTGCATACATAAGGTTAACAAAGAAGCTCTTGTTGCTTGCTTGGGCGGAATTATTGAACAAAAAACATATAACTTAAAAGCGAGGTTAGGCTAATGGAAAAGATTGTAGAAGCACTTAAAAAACTCTTACCCGAATCTGAAGTCAACGAGGTATCATCAGCAGTTCAAGACATGCTAGAACAAGCAAAGTCAAATCTAGAAGCTGAATTCAACGAAAAACTTGAAGAGGCCTATGCTGAGCTTTCTAGTGAAATTGCTGAAGCTGAGAAGATTGCAGAAAAGGGATACGAAGAAGCATATTCAATTATTGCTGATCTTCGTAATCGTTTAGAAATCCAAGGTGAGGAATTCAAGTCCGCACTAGAAGAAGGGTACGAAGAAGCATATCAAATGCTCAAGCAAGAAAAAGAAAAGAATCAAAAGCTTGAAGTCGAAATGTACGAAGAGTACGACAAAAAGCTTGCAGACATGAAGGAATATATTGTTGACAAGGTTGATCAGTTCCTACAACTAAAGGGACAAGATATTTATGAACAGGCCAAACGTGATGTAATCAACGACCCACGTATGGTTGAGCATAAGGTTGCTCTTGATAAGATTGTAGATATTACTGCCAACTACCTCTCGGACGAAGATTTTGCAGCTGTCTCTTCTTCTAAGTTAGAAGAAGCAACTAAGTCAGTCGAAGAAATGAAGGCTCAACTTAGAATAATGGAAGCTCGCAACATCAGGCTCTCAACGGAAAACACAAAGCTTAATGAGGCTGTTCGTCAGGCTCAAGAAGTAATAACTGAAAGCAGAACCGTTGTAGCAAAGACCAAAAAGGAAGCCATGGTCAACGAACAGAAAGAAAGAACAGAAAAAGCAACGAATGTAACGGGGAGAGGAAAGACAGAAGACGGTGAAGTCATATCGGAATATGCCGCACCACAAAATGACGCTGGTATGGATCAATTGTTAATCCTATCAGGTCTAAAACAGGCTCAATAACTTATAACTCATTAGTTAAAAAAAGGAAAATATGAACGCAAATGCACAGTTTTTGAATGAGGCTAAAGAGTTAGAAGCTCGCTGGGCACAGACAGGTCTCCTCGAAGGTATCAAAGACCGTTATGTTCGCAATGCCACAGCAGTTCTACTCGAAAACCAGAGACTCATGAACGAGTCAAGCACCGACACCGGCGACGTTGCTCAGTTCAAGAGAATCTCAATCCCACTCGTCCGCAGAATTTACCCACAGCTTATCGCTAACAAGATCGTCAGCGTTCAGCCACTTCTCGGACCAACAGGTTTGGTGTACTACTTAAGATTCCGTTACGGCAGCAACAAGGGTGCAACCCGTGGTGCTGATAAGCTCGGATTCCCAGGTGACGACGCCAACAGCTTGATGCAAAGAGCCGATGGTACAGCCAACCTCGACATCTTTTACAGCAGCCAGTTTGTACAGAATGAAACATCCAACACCGACGCAGGTGCTGGCACATCTGTAACATACGATCCAGTTGAACACACTCCAATTTTTGCTGGAACAATAACTGGAACAGTTTATGACGGCACAACAGCTGTACAAACATTCGTTGTCTCAGCAGGTGGAACGTTCACCTTCACCGACATCGGATCACCAGCCACCAAGGCTACAGGCGGTTCAGTAAACCTCACAACAGGTGAAGTTTCACTAACATGGAATGCAGCTCCTGGAGATAACCATGTCGTAATGAGCTACGAGTACAACATGGAATGCAATCAAGATCTTCCTGAAATCAACCTTGTTGTTGAATCAGAAGAAATTGCAGCCAAGACTCGCAAGCTAAAGGCTGTTTGGAGCTACGAAGCACAGCAAGACCTCCGCTCACAGCACAATCTCGATGCTGAAGCTGAGTTAACAGCTGTTCTAGCTCAAGAAATCAACCTTGAAATCGACCGTGAAGTTCTAACCGACCTTCGCAACAATGCTGGCACCGTGTCAGCTTGGGACTTCAACACCGCCCTTGGTGATACAATCAAGGAAAAGTATGAATCCCTCTACGTCAAGGTTGTCGAAATCAGCAACGTCATTCATCGTAAGACATTGCGTGGTGGTGCCAACTGGCTCGTAACCAGCCCTGAAGTTGCCTCGATCTTCGAAACAGCAACAGCAGGTTTCGCACCAGCCCCAAGTGAGACCTTCACAAGCTCACTCGGTGTTCAGTATGTTGGTACTGTCAACAACAGATGGAGACTCTACAAGGATCCATTGTTCCCAAGCAATCAAGTATTGATGGGCTATAAGGGTGACAGCTACATGGACAGCGGATACTTCTACTGCCCATACGTACCACTCACACAGACACCAGTTGTCCTCGATCCAGAATCCTTCTGCCCACGCAAGGGAATTCTAACAAGGTACGGCAAGAAGTTGCTCCGCGAAGGATCAAAATTTTATGCCAGATTATCCATCGCTAATTTCGTAATATGAAATTAATTTGATCGCAAACTAACCTCGACTGGAAACAGTCGGGGTTTTTTTGTATG